GCCCTAGCCAGCTCGGTTCCCGAAATGGGCTAATAGCTCAAAGGGAAACAAATAATGACAGTATCAATTAGCACGCTGCCTCCACAGATTCAGCAACGCTATAATGCAAAACTGCTGTCAACTCCAGAGCACAACTTAATTCACCAGTTGTTTGCTACACCTGTAGAGTTGCCAGACAATCAAGGGTTTATTGACCGTCAATCACGCTACGATAGACTTGATCTATTCGAAGTGCCTTTAGATGATGCACAAAACAACCCACCACCTCAACAGCTTAACCGTGTTGACGTAGACTGTCGTGTACGTGTCTATGCGACTTATATCGTATTGACTCGTCAGGTCACGATCACCAATGAAGACCCTGTGCTTAATTCGGCAGCCGCTCGATTAGGACAGAGTCTCCGTGAGACCCAGGATGCACTCCAGAGAGACAATCTCGAAAGTTCGGCCTCGATTATAAACTGCGTCGGTAAAAAATATCCTGCTGACGTTAAATCTTCTCTGATTGACTTGGAACTCCTCGCTGCTTAATCAGACGGACAACAAGGGGCAAGATTATGAAAAAAATATGTGAAAGGTGTTACGAAGATTATGAAGAAGGTGAGATTTATCCTTCGAAGTATTTTCCTTATGTTTTTTGTATCCCATGCGAAAAGGAATATGAACATAGATTGTGGCAATTTCGCGTGAATTTTATTAATAATCAGCCTGAACGACTAAGTGAGAAGAATCCTAAAGAATATTGCGGGCAACTTCCTGATTATCCAAGAAGTTTAAAAAGCACACAATATCCTGAAGGGTAAGCGATAGTCTGAACTCTATGGAAACATAGAGAGGGAGATCCGAAGAGGTTTCCCCGCCAACAATCTGGAATTTCCGGATAGTTGGTCATAAAAGTAACAGATAATTTGGGGACAAATGGTGACATTCCAACTGAGATGAATATCACAGATGTGGATGACGTCTTTACAGTACTACAGAACAACTCAGGCGAGTACATCACTAATATCGTGGAAGCGGAACTGCGCTTTGGCACTAGTCCAATTGGTGACGCCTATGGTTGCATGATGACGACTCGAATGATTCCTGTTATGTACAACATGACTGGTTTTGTGAAGAAGTTTCAATATCCAAATATCTCTCAGACATTGTCTACAGAGATAGGCGGGGCTAATAACGTAAGATTCTTTGTATCAGAGCAAGGTTCTGTAACTCCTAACGCTTCATTGCTTGGGAATGACATAGCCAACTGTTTTGTTGCAGCTAAAGAAGCTTATAAAGTTGTTTGGCAAGCAGGTGGTAAAGCACGATTTATATATCTACCTCCAGGATATAACAACGACCCTTGTATGCTCCGGCACACGGCAGGATGCTCCTTCTACCAGGGCCAGTGCATAACCAATGACCTTTGGATCCAGAATTTACGTTCTACAGGTATCTAAGGAGGTGTTTATATGGCTTTGCCTTTTTCATTTATTGGTAAATGGAACTATACAAACCCGGCAACACCAGTTGCGGTTAATATTCCAATGACAGACAAACCTGATTGGATCTTTGTAAAAGACTTAACCAATCAAGGTGTTTTTACAGCAGCAGTTCCAGAGTTGGAGTCTGAGTGGTTTAGTGGAATGGCTCAAGGTTCATTTATTGGTGTTAACCAAGCAATAACCACAGGCGCATTGACAACCACAACAGGCACAAGCGGAGGGTTTACCTTTGTTGATCAAACCAATCCACCTACTTATGCAAAAGTTGCCATTACAGCTATTAACGGCACAACATTTGTCGTTTCTACTGCAACAACTACTGGAATTAATGTAGGCGACTTCGTTCGCTTGATTAACGTAGTAAGCGCCCATGAATTAAGCGGTGTCTTATTTCAAGTTACGGCGGTGTCTGCTGGTGTAAGCATTACATTAGGCATGGCTGCTACTGCTGCTACTGCTGGATGGACAATTGCTAATGGTACAACTGGATTCTACCAAAAGGTATATCCAGGCTTTATGTATCCATCCCTAAGACAGGTATTATATATCACACAAGCTACTCAGGCTAAAGTTTACTTTGGACGACCAAACGACTTTACACCTGGAGAGATCGTTGATTTCCAAATTCCTACACCTTACGGAATGATCCAATTAAGCAATCTTACAGGGAAAAACAAACAAGATGCTCTTGGAAACCCTCCTGGCGGCGCTCGTGTTCTTCAGACGATCAACAGCGCTACAGAGTCATCTATCGTTATTGATTATGACACTACAGGATTTACAGCATTTGCATATCCAACAAGCGGAACATTGGCGGGCGGTGCTTCACCTGCTACTTGCTTCCCTGCTGGATCAGGTGTTGTTCCCTTTGGGGCAAGTGCTACTACTATAGGTAGTGCAACTCTTCCTCAAAGTCCTCCAGGAACTAACTTGGTGGATGCATTCGATAATCGTGCTCAATATGTCATGAATCTCGGAACTGGTGTTGTTGGCGCTGCGTCAGCAAACATGGTTGTCATGGCATTTAAAGCAGATTTTAATAATGCAATTACTAATGCCTAAATAAAAAAGTCAGTCATTTATAAAAAAATAAGTGACTGACTTTTTTCAACAACTAAAGGATGAATTATGGAAGTTAGAGAAATCGGCAAGAAGTTAAAGAAAAGTCTTCCTGCTCAAGAGCGAGATGAGTTAATTAAAAAGAAAAGAAAAGAAGATGAAAAGCTAGTCAACGGCATGTTTGAATTCTTAGATGCTCAAGGTGGTTGGCTAGAGTTTTCACATAGAATCTACCCAGGCGAACCAATTCAAATTATTAAGCTTATTCATGGAGAGATTACAGATCTACCTATGGGTATTGTTAAGCATTTGAATAATACGAAGAAGAAAGTACGACGATACAATATGGAACTTCCAGCAAATGGGCAAAGAACGCCTAGAAGTTATGAAACCATATCAAGAGTCCGCTTTACCCCGATGTCCGTCTTGTGAGCACTCAGAATTCGAATTACGGGCCTCCATTTGGAGCCGACTTCATACCGAACTTGCAATATATTTCGAATATTACGAATTCGTCTCCTGCTGTTGTTACTTTTACTACTAACCATAATTTCACTCTCTGGGAATGGATAAGTTTCCGTGTTCCACCTCCTAACGGAATGATCCAATTGAATAACCAGAAAGCAATAATAATATCGTTAACACCTGATACGGTAACAATAGCAGTAGACACTTTGAATTTTTATCCGTTTATATATGTACAAGATCCTCAAACGCCATGCGTTGCTGTGCCTGCTGGTTCCGGCATTATCTCTGGTCAAGCCATGACAACGCTAGAAGATGCATTTGATAACCAACCGATATTATGACTACATTTGTACCAACATTTCCTCTTTACCCAACGTTAGCAAATGCTGTAACAAAGACGCGTAAACTAACAGGGTCAAGCAATTCTTTTCAGGTGACAGATGAGTATATCGTCCAACAGATGCATAGCTTCTATTCTTATGATCTTCCAGCTAAATTCAGATCTTTAAAGCTTAAGGATTTATACACATTTACAACAAACGTTGGTCAAGATGTTTATCCATTCAACAGTGAGCTTTATATCACTGTTAATCAACCTTGCTATTGCTCTAAAAGAGAGTTGCGCCTTTTTACAGATCCTTGGAATTTCTATGGTGTGAATTACAACTGGCAGCAATTCACAAACTTTGCTTCTGGCAATGGAACAACAGGGTCTAAAACAGATATAATCATAGGCGCCACGAATGCAAACCCGGCTGTTTTACAGGTATCCAGTACATCCAATCTATCTTCTGGTGAAACTGTTATCATTAATAATCTTCTGGGTGGCACTTGGGATAATATAAATGGCAACTCTTACATAATCACGGTAGTAGATGGGACTCACTTCTCGCTAAATGGCCTAAATTCCACTGGTTTTGGTGCTTATACAGCAAGTACAGGAAGTTACTATACTTCTCCATACAATGGGTTTACTACTGCATCACCTCTCATTGCAAGCGTAAACAATGACCCAGGCGCATTAACTCCTGATGGATTCGGTCAGCAAAGAGGTGCTAATCTTTTCTTTCCTCAAAGCCGTGTTCAAAACATTCTTATTACCGCAAATGTAATAGGGGCGAATGGCGTAGGTCAGACGCAAAACGTTACCGATGACGGTCATGGAAATCTAATTCAGATTATGCAGACATCCAATGATGATAATCAAGAATACGGTTGGACTTACTATAGGCAATATGCTTCTGCTACTCCTGATATGCCAGGCAATGCAACCATTAACTATCAGACGGGCCAGATCGTTGGCCTGACATTTGCCGAGCCTATTCCCGAAGGTACACCAATACAAATTCAATACAATCCTAAGAAGCTTTCGATTCCTTTGGCAATCATGTTTTTTCAGAACCAGTTTACTCTGTCCCCAGTGCCTGATGCAGGTTACACTGTCGAGCTTACATGCTATCGTCAGCCCATTCAAGCATTATTGGCTGCTGATATGACAGGAAACCCCGAACTTTCCGAGTGGTGGGAGATATTATCTGTAGGAGCTGCTAAGAAGATATTCGAAGAAAGATTAGATAGTGATGGCGTTATCTTCATCGACAAGATGCTCAAGGAGCGTTACGACATAATAGAAACAAGAACATGCGCACAGATAGGTCAGCAACGTATTAATACAATATATACTGACCAACTCACCCATAACTATGGATCAGGCGGCATGTCATCAAGCTTTGGATCAATATGATAGATAAATACTTGAATTTGCATTGGATAAAAGCTGCGTATAGAACATTCATACGTGGAGGAAACTTCCTAGTAGAGGTAT